TCTCCCACGGCCGCCATGTGTCTTCGACTGATGCACTACGTTCATCCATTAACTCAGCGTCTTGAATACGTAATGCCTCTGCACTAGGTGCATTGCCATGTGTATCAGCAAACTTTACTCGGATGTTATTGTTTTGCAGCGTTGCTTCTGTCATAAAACGCAACGAAGAAATAATGTCGGTAAGACTACCACTTGGCCCTGTTACGCCTAGTGTACTGTTCTCAGGCAAATATAAAATTTTATCTACGCCTAGCTCTACTCTACTAGCATCATCCACATTAGAAATAAACTTAATTCCAAGTGCGCCAAACCTTATTGCAAGCGCTAATTCTGTCATACCTACACTTAGACTTAGGTCTGCTTTTACGACATCATCTGCACCTGCGCAATAAAAATCACGTACCGGTGGTTGTTTATGTGAAAATAGTACTGGCAAAATACCATATGGATTCAGATCTTGGTCATTGACTGAAATCTTATCGCCATTGTTTTTTAGCAAGTAATGTTGTCCTGGAAACCCGGGTCTTTCGGCAGTCCATACAGCATAGGTCATCTCAGAGTCTCTTTGATTGCCATGTTGCTGTATAGCATACATAATACCAACTGGCTCATGCTCATTTTCTAAAAATAATGTTTCAAAGAATGGCAATAGGTCATATTCAACGCGTTGATTTAGTTCGGACCATCTACAACGAAATGCCATTGTGCCAAGTAAGAATGTAAGGCGTTCTAATTGACGGCGGACTTGGTTTAAGCCTGATAGGTCAATTAAGCTTTCATATCTTGAGTCGGTAAGCATTCTTGGTGGACGCTTATAGGACATACTCCTAATCGATGATATTCTTCGCGTTAGATTCTGATTAAAAATCGGAACTTGCTGAAGCGACTCGCTTCCAAAAAATTTACGGACATACTCTTCGGTATAACCTTCATAAAAATCAAGCATGTACTCACGCTCGTCATTGCGATTATTGTCGTAGCTGTTTAACGCTTCACGTAAAGCACTACGTACAATCTCTTCAGATAAATTTGGTATAATCACCAGTCAATTACTCCTGCCTGTCTACTCTTTATAGGAAAAAGATTACAAATACCATATCTCAGAGCATCACATTGGTGGTCATACACCCCATCTTTCAATGGCTCTTCTTTAACGCTTTGCTCAGACTTATTCTGTGGATATCTGTAATTCTCATAACTTTGTATGGACCCTTTACACTTACTAGATACAAAAATGTGCGCATCTCCATTGGCATCTTCAAACCATCTGCGGACATGCGATACACCATTAACAACATTACGCGTCATTGAGTCCTTGCGAAAGCGAATGCGCATACCCTTGCGCCTAAATACCTCTATATCTGAAATACCTGATTGACTTGACCTACCGCCACCAGCCGGATCGCCAAAATAAGCAGCAATCGGATATGGTAGTGCTTTGACCATGCTGGCAAGGTCTTCGGTCTTGACATTCTGCTTCATCGCAATCTCATCTATTTGATAGATAGTTGGTAACCCTTTTGTGTTTGTTTCAACCTGAAATACGACAATCCCCGGAAATCTGAACCCGAAATCGCAACTAACATAGGTTGGGAAACGCGGATTGTACTTGAGGTCTTTTCGTGTATGTACAGCGGCGTTGTATGGGTACACCTTACCTGAAAATGAGGTAAATTGAGCGAGATATTCTTGCTGAAAAGTTTCATTAGTCAGTTCCTTTTTTAAATCCTCTGCGTTATCTTTAAAGAATGGCGATTCAGTGCTAGGATGTTGCCAGCTCTCCCAGTCGGGAAAATTTGCGTCAGCTCCTCTAGTAAAAAGCGAATACCACCAATTATAACCGCGAGGCGTGGAAACCATTAAGCACCAGCCTTGGCGATCTGATAAGGTTGGGCGCAAGTACTGTTCCCATATAAGTTTGTTTGGAAGTGCAGCTGCTTCGTCAACAACAAGATAATCAATGCGATAAGTGTAGTAGATTGCCCCCCAACTATTTAGCCGAGGGGCAACCTACCTTCTCCAATGAGTGATTCCGGAGAATCCGCCGACTTGACAGACAGCTCCGAGTTAAGTCCAGCAAGTTTCATGTAATACAAATCACCATTAACCTCTTTCTTGTTCTCGATAGGCAATTTGAGCTTGACCATAATATCTTCTTTAATAATTCGCGCAATCTTTTGCGATAGGTTATAGCTTGGTGACACAATCCAGCCACGTGTGTTTGGCGTTAGCAGCCAAGGTAGTATCTCATAGGCTGCTGAGTAGGACTTGCCTGAGCGCCGTCCTTGGCAATTGATGCGAAATCTTTTTTTACTATTGTGAAGACTAAGCTGTTGCGGAGTCGGTTCGTACCCCACCATTTTCCACAATTTCTCTTTGTTGATTATCTGCTTGATCATCCATTGGGTTACCTTGAAACCCTGCTTCTTTTAGTACTAGTTCCAGGTTGTTGGTGTGGTCTACTTGAGACTTGTCGGTTTGGTTTAAATAATTTTTGCCTAAAAATATAAGCAGTGCCGTGTTGCCCTGACTTGCGTTTTTCCACTGTAGTTGGCGTAAACTAAGCTTCATCTCTTCTCTGCCTTGCTCATATTCAGTTCTAAAACGCTCTCTAATAACTTTTTCGGAGCAACCAAAGTATTTGCCTATCTCAATGTAGGTACAGCCAAAGCTTGCAAGCATCTTGACCTTTTCGGCTGGGATATCGTGTTTATTCCTCTTCATCATCTATTGAGTGATTCGATGACATGAATAGCTTACTGCACTTTGCCATGGTCCTGAGCCAGTATGTCTTTGCGGTTGATTCGCTAATGTCTAAGGCATCAGCAATGATTGGGAATGTGTGTTGTTGGATGCGCATAGAGAATACTTCTCGCTCACGCTTTGACAAGACATCATATAGGTTATGCGCTGCGATTTGTAACCATCTGTGTTTTGGTACAATAAAGCCGCTTTGGAAGATTGCCATCTTATTACGAAAGTTTTTTGATCTCGTAATTGCGCTGACAAGTCTTTCCGCATCTGTGTCTGTCAATTCAACCCAATTCATATATTGCGCTAATATAACGCTAATGCAGTGTTCACAAAAAGATAAAAAAATTTTGTAAGGCTGACCTAGTGAAACATCGCCGCGTTTCCTTGGTGCAACGCATCATATTTTATCGTAATTAGATAATAAATCTAATGTCTTTCGACTGGGAATTGGACCGTGTAACACTATGTAACAATATACAAACAATGAGATTACACGGCGCTAAATATCTATTTTAGTTAAATGTATTATAGTATTACTTTGTAATGAGTGTTCACAAAGTACTAGTAATTGACGTTGTATTAACGTATTTTAACAACGTTAATATTAAACAATCTGTGAGAGGATAGAAGACAATGAGAAAGTACACCACACACTTAACAAGAGTAAGCGCAAATAGCAAGGTAGGACCTATACCGGTTAGCACTACAGAGAGCGCCACATGCCCGAAGACATGCCCATTTATAAACGCCGGGTGTTATGCTAAGACCGGACCGGTGAGTTGGCATTGGAACAAAGTTAGCAAAGGCTTACGCGGTGACTCATTTAATGAGTTTCTAAATAAAATAAAAGCACTGCCAAAGGGCCAACTGTGGAGACATAACCAAGCCGGTGATTTACCCGGCAACGGTGAGCGCCTAGACGGCAACGCCTGCGAAGACCTAACGCAAGCTAACAAGAACAAGCGCGGATTTACTTACACGCATTACGACCCAACAAAACACGGAAACGGCGTTGTAATTAAAGCAATGAACAAGGCCGGATTTACTGTGAATTTATCCGGTAATGATATTGACCACGCGCTAGAATTAAGCGCGTTAAACGTTGGCCCGGTGGTAGCGGTGGCGGATAGTAGCAAGCAAGGCGCGTTTAAAAAAGGCGGTAAGCAATTTGTACAATGCCCGGCAACAAAAGATGACAATAATGTAAGTTGTGCAACGTGCCAACTTTGCGAGGTCAAGACGCGTAAGTCTATTGTTTATTTTCCGGCGCACGGAACACAAAAGAAAACAGTTAATAACATACTAAATAAAAGAGAGGTTAAATAATGGAGTTTAAACAACGAAATAAGATAGCATTAAAAGTGTATTATAAACTTTGTAACATGTCAATAAGTGATATTGTTTTAAGTAATGATACAATTATTATCAATGGCACGCCATTATACTTTAATGATATATTAGATTATTACAACAGAATAAGAGAGGTTAAATAATGACATTTAAAGAGTTTCAAAACACGGCTAGGCTTTTATGCAATATCTTACCGCATAATGCTCTAGAAATGGAAAGAATAACAGAACAAAAACCGCACACTGATGAGCATGAGTATTTGTTGGTATATGCAAAAGATTTATATATAAATCTAGAAATGCAATTTGACCCGGAGGCGGACTTTTTTAGCTATTATCTAGTGCTAGGTAATGAAGAGTATGTAAGAGATGACAGAGAGTCATTAGAACGCGAATTGTATGAATACTGTGATGTTAAGAACTTCTAAATAAATGAACGAACTAATCATATTCATTATTTTTACTATCATAGCTTACTTACTAGATCCTGATTAAATAAGCTTTGTTATGCTGATGACGGCGTAAGCTAGAAACTGGTGCGAATTGATCCGATCCGCGCCAGTCCATAACTAAAACAAGAGAGGTTAAATAATGTATAAAGAATATGAAGACAGTAAAATCACTTACCGCGAAGCAATGCAAAGCGAAAAAAGAATATAAACTAAGAACCTAAAAACCACACTCACAGATAAAAGGCCCGGAATAATTCCAGGCCTTTTTTTTGGTCCGGTTGCAGCGCTTTTTTAAGCGCTTTTTTTGTGTCTTGATTTATTAGATACATAGCATTATTTATACTTTTAATTCATTTTAAGCGCTTTTATTAGCGCTTTTTTTGTGTCTTATGATATTTATTTAAGTATTATTATAGTGTTTAGATCATCTTTATAAAAAAAGCTTTTTTGTCATATTTTAAATGTTTTATTTATGTTTTTTATAAAGTTGTTTTATATAATTATATTTGCTTTTGTTGTTGCTTTTATAAGTCATTTTTTAAGCAAAATTTGACAAATAATATCGTGTTTTTAAGCATTTTAATATTATGTTTGCCAGGGTACTAATATATATTTGGTCAGGGTTAAAATTTTTTCCGTTGCATCCTGGCGTAATCTTTATTCTTTTTCTTTGATCCTTTTCCTTTTGCCCAGCCATGCAGTTGGCGATTTCTCCACAAAAGTTTATCCCTGCCTTGCAATCGGTGAAAACATTTGTCATGCAAAGCAATGTCAAGATTATGCCACCAGTTGATCACAGCTTTGCAATGAATGGTGTCTTTTACTGGCTGCGCAAAGATGCACGTTTTGTCTTCTTCATGTGATAATGGACATTTATGTATAAAATCCATTTTTTGCATTGAAATGTTCACACCGACACTAAATATAAGTAAAGTAAGTAAAGTAAGTAAAGTAAGTGTTCACACTACTTTACCTACTTTACCTCTCCTGCGCGTCGGTTCAATTAAGCATTGCATCTATATCTGTACGATTCTTTGCATAAATTCCGCGCTCAATCTTAATTATTCTTTGCTGTTTTAATAACTTTTTAAGCCAAGCACTAACTGATTTACTGCTAGTAATGTTTAATGTTTCTTTCAAACTTAGGCGCATATCCTCATATGTGAAATTATCACCCATGCTGCTAATATTTTCAAGCACACGGTCCTCATCGGAATTTTCTTGTTCGCGATACCAAAACACCTCACCTTTTGGCAATGGTTGCAAGTACTCATATAATAAATGGTGACGCTCATCATCATCGGTAAGCTTGATGCCAAGCGGTAAGTTGTGAAATTCGCTATTGGTCCGCGTCTTTGTGATCTTCATGACCTTAAGCCTATCGTTAAACGTTCCAGCAAGTTGTATGAGGTTATCAAGCCAGTTACAATAGAATGAACCACCAAACACCATTGCAGTATCTATTGGTACTTGCTTCTCGCTTATCTTTTTATGGTGCGCTACCATCATCACGGCTAGTTTATAGCGTTTCTTAATAGATTCAATAGTCTCAAGTAAACTGCGTAACTGGTCATTTTTCACTGTATCAACCTGTGTACTTGTATAAAGGTTATCTATAATAAGCACCTCAAACGGCTCTTTCGCAGCTTTTAGGTTGCCCTCAATCTTTACATAAGAGTCTTCAAACAGTTTCTTTTGGTCCGCACTAACAATATGCAAGTTTTTACCAAGCAAGTGTTTCCGATCCGGATATTTATCAAGCAGTGCGTTCATCATGGCCGTAATACGTTGCGTCATCATGGAATCCATCATCTCAAACTGTACAAGTAGCACACGCCTTGGCCTTGGCACATTGAAGCTCATAAATGGCACGCCCATCGCAACGCACAACGCAAATTGCAATGCCCATAGACTCTTGCCTACATTTGTGCCACCTGCAACGCTAGTCCGACCATCTTCAAGCAGTATCTCATCGCATATATACTTTACTTCTTCTTTAAATGTATCAACAAAGTCTAGCACATTGTACACTGGGTCACCACCAAAGTCACCAGGATCATCTCCAAATACCTTAGCACTATGCAGTAACATATTAAGCTCAATGGCACTATTTCCTGCAACAAAGTAGTCGGTTATGTCCATACCAGCATCTAATTCTAATATTTTAATATCACGGTCCGCACGGTACAATGCATTTGCTAGTTTCTTTGCTCCCTTGCGCCCACTTTCGTCATTGTCATAACAGATTGCTATCTTGTTATAGTCATCAAGCAT